TCCACTACCCCCGAACGCTGTTATAGACGGCGTTGACGAGTACCCGGCGCCGCCTGACGTCAGAGTTACTCCCGGGCCTAAACTCCCTGCTTGATATAAAAGCGTTCCGTCCCACACCCAATAGGAGTTAGAAGTTATGTTGTTTGAAATAAGAAGGTACAGAGAACCCCACTGACAGCAAGCGGGAAGTTGCCCTCCAGTATAAAAAGTATTTGCGTTTGCTGACACAACCGTTTGTGCTTGCGTGACTGAATCAACTTGCACCGCCGTGCCATCGCTCAGAAAAACAATCACGTAGTTCGTGGCGCCTAGATTATAAAAGTAGAAATAAACGATCGTTTTGCCATTCGGCGCTGTGTAAAGAGCCGCGCCTTTATCCCATACCGTTCGCAAGTTGCCATTGCCGACACGGATGTAATTCTCTAAGTTGTAGAACTCGTTTTCTTCCAGTGCTGTGCGCGCGGATTGCTGATCCATGCTTCCGAAGGGAAAAGGACTGAACACCTTATACCCGGCCGGGAAGCCCATTGCTTCCGCCGCTTTTGCCGATAATTGCTGGTACTGTGAATCCGGATTAGGCATTTTAACACCCCGGATCGTAGAAGCTCGAGGTCTTTCCCCGATCGCCGGCGACGTTACTAATGCCTAAACGCTCTTCGTACAGCGACTTCATAACAGCCGCCATCCCATATCTCTGTGAGCTCAAAAACGCGAGGTGCGCGGCGAAAAAAGGAACGGCATCCGTGACAGAGTCGGGAATAGCCTCGTAGTCGTTGTTTGAATATAGCGGCGTCGGGAGACAACTTGTGTCCCATTCCATCTCTCCCGCAGGGGCCGAAAGCCCTTGACTACCGGACAACGCCGTAATCTGCGGGACAGGAAAAAGCCACACCTGACCTTTCGTTCCGCTGCCATTCGTAGACCAGATAAAAGGATAGGAGAAAACGCCTTGATTGAACGATCGGCAATAGGCTTGAAGATCTTCCCAAGGAACCCAATTAAGCGAAGGTCGCGTGCCGCCCCAACTAACGGCCACATCTATAACGTCGACAACGCTGCGAAAGCCCGCATTGGTAGCCTTTAAGAAAGGCGTTGCATAACTAAAGCTGTATTTTTCAACACCCGATATGGTTGTAAAACTCTGAAAAGAGTTTGATCCGGGCTGCGCCGCTCCAGGGGTAAAAACACTGGGATTCGCCGCGTTGCCATAAGGCGCTTGCCCAGTAACAACGGCGCGAAGACACCCCGTTTGCTTTGCTACCTGATCCCTTGCTTGATTTATGAAGCGCGTAAGAGAACTTTTCGAATTAAAAAGATAATTCGAATCCCGAAGCAACGTGCTCGTGTCAATGAGATAATCAGAGAGATTAGGCATTTATACTACCTCTAACGAGGCGGAAAAACGCCCTCTCGCCCCTATTCCCTATTAGGCTGCAATCAGCAACACCGTATCGGTAGCCCCGCCGCAGGTGAAGCTCACCTGAGCCGCGGAGGTAGCCGAAATGCCCGTGTAGCCCGCAACATATCCCGTTGGAACACCAGGGAATATGCCGCCGTCGTACAACGTCTGACCCGTAGCCGTCACACCCGTAGACGACAAGGCCGCGGCATAATACGCCGGCCGCTGACGCACGAGCAAGGATTGCACATACGTCTGCGTGTAGCTGGGAGAAGTTGTTGGGAAGCCGCCTAAGCCTGTAACCAGAACGTTGCCGACGTAGCCCGAACCAGCGGACGTAACCGTGTACGCAGTGGTCGTAAAGCACATAATCGCCGTGGCCGCTGCCGTGGTCGTGTATCCGCCGCCCGTGAAAGTGAGCGTGGGAACCGAGGTAACTGCCGTGCCGCCGTTCGTAACCAGAACCGCCGTGATCGTGCCAGAGCCCGTAAGCGTGCCCGTAAGCACGCATCCCGTTCCCGTCGTGTCACGCGGATCATTGATGACCGAAATAGTCGGAACACCCGCGTAACCCCCACCTTGGTTAACAACGGTAACGGCATTAACCGCTCCTGCCGAGATCGTACAGGTAGCTGTCGCTTGTACCCCGGGGTTTCCAGGCATCCCAATCTGAATGCTCGGGGGATACGTGTAGTTTTTACCGCCGTTGGAGATTGTGATCGTCGTGTTCAAGGCCCCGCCGAGAACCGCTTGGTAAGTTGCTGTTCCGCCGTTGTCCGTGATGACGGGAGCGGAGGTGTAGCCTGCACCACACGCCGTGACGAGCGCACCGACGACTTGACCTGTCGTATTTGCAACGCGGAAGTTAGTACCGTCGGAGTTAATCCAACGGAACGTTGAACCCGCATCGTTTCCAACGTTGCGCCAGATACCCGTAACCGGATCGAACTCTTGCAAAGAAGAGTACAACCCCGTTCCGACACCCCATGACCCCGCAGGAACAAGCTGCGAAGTCGCCGCAGGAAGCGAGATAACCGTGGTGTTCTGCCCTCTAGCCGAGGGAACAACGCCTTGACCGCCGTAAACTAAACCCATGTTTTTATCTCCTTATAGAACTGCTGGAGTTGTTAAAGTGTTAGGCCAGGCCGCACCAGTCAACCCAGTCAAATGCGCACCCGAAGAGGGTTTAGCGCATGCAAGATTCATTGCCGTAATGAGAACACCAATATCGGCGATCTGACCCTGCGGAATTGCGCTTTCAAAACCGCTGAAGACGAACGGAGCATACTCGCTCAGATACATCGCCAAGTAACGAGAGTTAATCATATACATCTCGCCGCGTGGGCAGAAGGGGTCGGGGAAGATGGGCGTATCAAGAACTTTGATCGCTCTAAATCCCGCGTTTACCGCGTCGTCCTTGGCGTAGATAGACTTCGGACGTGTGACGTACATTTCGTAGCCCATGAAATCCGCCATCAAAGTAGCCCAATCGGCAGGGTTCATAACGCCAAAGTCAGGAGATTCGCCACCGGCGCCTGTCGTAACACGCGTAAGCGTAACCGCCATACCCGTCCTGTTGCTAATGCCCGCTGCGTTCGTGATAAGTTGCCCTGTCCACCAAGGAGCCGCTGACCGCGTGATCCCGCCGTACGCAGGAGCGTTCGTTCCGTCGTCGTAAGCCTGCACCAACGAGTCGAGAGCCGTGTTATTGCTGTAGTTATTGGCATATAGCGATTGCGCGATAGCCTGTTTGATAACCGTTGCCGAATCAGACATGACTGCGCGCAGTTTCGGAATAATAACTTCCGAGGATTGAATGAGCGCTTCCATGCCGAAGAAACCGATCGGCACCATGCCAAGTTTGAGATTGAAGGACGCATTCTGAATAGCGGCCTGATCTTCTGGCATCGGGAAGTCGCCAGCAAAAGAGCCCCATGAAAATTGCGTGAAAGACGCGCCCTGCGTCGGGATAGTAATCTGCCCCGCGCCGCCGCGTGCCCGTTGCGCGTTCTGGAGCAAGAGGCTCAACAGAGGATGCGACTGATATATCTGCACGAAGAGCGACGGAATGACCGCCGCGCGCGTGATCGCCGTTAACTGCGCCCCAAGTTGCCCACCGGGAAGAATACCGCTCTGCGCGGGAGCTTGGAAAGTTGAAGGGTATGCCATAGATTAACTCCTGTTTTTAAGCTGCGTCCTGTTGAGCGAAATCGTTGAGCATTTCGACAATTTTCTTGTCGGCCCATCCTTGGGGATCTTTATTAAGAGCGACAATATCAACGTCATCGCTCGCTGAGTTAGACCCGTAAAGATTAATGCTAGAAGGCAGAAGCGCGGAATCCGAAATGGGCTTAGCCTTGCGTTCCTGCGAAGCAACCCAAGCGGCCGCAGATTCGGCATCCGGATTATTCTTCGTCTTCATGCGATCAACAACCTTTTGAAGACCTTCGTCTGTAAAGCCGTAGCTCTTTTTTACGTTGTCAAGCTGTTTTTGAAGCGCACTTTCATCCGCGCTGTCTTTCTGAGCCTTCTCCCAGTTGTCCAACCGGTCGGACAACGATTTATTTGTTTTCTCAGATTCGGCCAATCGAGTCACGAGCGGCTCGGTAACGGTATCGATAACATCAAGCTCGGGGAACTTAGCTTCAGGAATGAGCGCCTTAATTTTACGTTTAACGCTCAGGCCTTCCTTCGGGTCGCTAATCATGCGATTGAGAAGTTCGACGGCCTTGTTCTTTATAGCGAGATCCGCTTCTGAGATTTCAACCATGATTAGCCTTTCGAGCCAGGATTTTGATTACCCACGTGATCGATAGTCATGCCCTGATCAAGAAGCTTGTCGGGCATACCAGAAGCACGCGAACCAATCTCCCCCCGATGAACGTCGACACGCTTCATGATCGGATCTTCGATCTTCGCTGTGTCGAGATAGGGCTTTGGAAAACTCTTGGTGGTTGATTCAGTTAACGGCATTTTCTTTTCCTCTCCATTACGCGGCTGCTGGTGTTGGCGCCGCCGGGGGCGCATTCGGCGCCGCCGGGTGCATTCTGTTCAAAGCTTGCATCGGAGACTGCTGTGAGGCTTGTCTCGCCATCTGAAGCAAGCTCTGTAAGTCGATTCCTTTGTTTCCCTCGTTATGCTCTAGATGCTTCGACACGGAGGTAATTGTCTTTAGTAAATCCGCGTGTAACGGCGAGCCCATAGGAACCAACGGAATCGCTTTTTGTATCATCTCAAGAGCGTTACGAATTAAACTCATCGCCTGAACAGCGTTCCCTTGATTACCTTGCGGAACTGAAGCTCCGCCAACATTCGGCGGCGCTGGAGACAGCGTAGGAGGGAGAGGTGATTCAGGCATATTTCAAAATCCCTGTTTAGAAAAAAGAGCGGGGCGGTTACTACCGACCCCGCCCCTTTCAATCTTACTTGCGCTTACCGCGACCTTTGTGACGCTTAGTCATTGTGATGATCTCCCTTGTTGCCGGAGGGATCTAGAAGCATACCCTCCGAAGGTATTTTCCAAGAACATCCTGGATGCTTAACTCACATCTTAAATCAAGCTGTCGGGATTTACAAGCAGATTCAACGAGATACACCCAGTAGCGGAAGACCGCTCGGGGCTTTTTCTCAAATTAAAAAAGCAAAAAGCTATTTCTTTTTCTTTTTAGCAGCCGCGGCTTCTTCCGGATGCGCTTCTGCAAACGCCGCTTGCGCAATTTCCGATCTAACTAAATCTTCTATCATGGTGTCTTCACCGGGGGGCGACGTGTGAGTAATAAGCTGCTTCTTATCAATCGCTGCGGCTTTGAACAGATCAAACAACAGTCCTCGAGTTTCGTGACTGAAAGCAGGGGATGAGGAATGGCTGTCAACGACTACCTTGCATCTATCCGGGAGCGTCGCAAAAGTAAATTCTATAGGCAACATGCCCTTGACTGGTGGCTCCGCAAGCATAGGATCTAACTCAATCGACGTGTCGATACTTCCTTCTTTCGGCATGACCCACGCCGTCAGTTTTTGACCGTCCTTAGCCTTTAAATAGTCCAGTCCCAAACCTCCCAAAGATTCAACGCTGCGTTCAACGATAAGTGCCCGATCTTTAAAACGCGGCGACGCGTTGCGCGTAAGACTTTCTGAATGCCCTCCTGCGCGTACACCTGATTCTCCGCGGCCTTGCAAAGTTGGCGTAAAGCCCGCCATCTTGTCGTACATCGCTTCCATCTCATGAAGCGATTCCCATAAGCCCTCCGGTAAGGGAGGCGCGAGATCCGTCATCTTGCCCCCCGGAGAAGTATCCGTCATATACCCGCCGGGTTTGTTGTGCTTCGCGTACAGTTGTTGCGTCGGCCCAGCACCACCGGTAAAAATCCTCGGCGGATTCTCTTGTCTACGAAGTAGTTTGTTTATGCCGTCGATGCGTTGGTTGATTGCTAACTGTAGCAGCGCGATATTACATATCTCCGATCTTCCCCAAAAATATCCAGCAAGCTTGTTAGGGCAAATTTCAATAAAGGGGTGGTGCCCTGCTAGAGGATTCTCGCTCGCAGGTGTAAGAACTTTTTGAGTGTTATCGGGGTCAAACGCGTCAGCAATTATGTTTCGATGCCGTATGCTTCCTTCCAACAGAATGTCATCCCCGATTATCTGAAGAACGGTGTAGTCTTTGCGGTCGTCATCTTTCACCCACAGCTCATCGAGCCGTAGCATGCTCGCAAGCGTATCGGGAGCGAGATCCGGGGACGGTCCCCCGAGCCAGTCAACGACGCCTCGATTTTGAGTTTTGCCAGACCCCGCGGCGCGAAAAGGATTTAGCCCGCCAATAATGACCTGCTTCAGAGCCGTGTTTGCATTAGGATTGTTACGATCGTTGGCCGGATGAAGGTACTTCGCCGCTTTTTTCAGAAGCTCTGTTTTCTGCGGGTGGTTTTCCACTAAGAGCGCAAACTGCCCCGGCGTTAAATATGTGCTATGAAAAAACGCCTCTTGCTCGTCCAGCGTCGTAAGATCTTCCCTTAAAACACCCATGCACTCCGGCTGTACAAGATACGGCTCGAAACCAGCCCTCCCCCAAAGAAGTTTTATGAAAGTTTTTCCCTTAACCAGAGACCAAATAACTCCCTCTTCAATCTGCGTATCGACATTACTTCTGCGCAAATAGCTATGAAGCTCCGCCGCCGCCGCGGCGGCTTTCGCTCTATCTGCCGCAGTAGAAGATCCGTACTTTTCAATCCCAAAATGAAGCTCAACAGGGGAATACAAGTACGAAGATAGGTTATCAATATACGCAAACGTTTTCGGATAGACAGCAGGATCTCCTGTTTCCGCGCCTGTCAGATACATGTTCCTGTACACGGATCCGCGGGAGATGCGATTTCCGAGGGAAGAGGAGCACTGGCCAACGATCTCCGAAGCCCACTTAGCAACCCCTGTTGACGGTATTCTCATGCCCTGCCTCTGCTTTCTGCTCTGTGTAACGCGGCAACAGGATCAACATAACTCTTAGGATCCCGCAACTGCCCAGACATAGCGCGCTTCGCAATTTTTGCGGTATCGATTCCCATGTTGTTGCGCCTCTTCCCCCCAAACATATTATCCGCCCGGCTTTGAAGAACGGGCGCTAATTTCGGCGCCATTGTTTCTCCAACACGAACGTTATCTTTGAGATTAGTCATGTGGTAGTCGTGCATAACGATATCCGCGGTTTTATCAACACACTTATTTTTCGTTGCGCTGTCCGTCGGTATGTCGTGCGATATTTTTCCCCTATACGAAATGTTCTGACTTCCACATGAGGGACAATCCCGCAAAAGTGTCTCACCCACATCCTCGTATATCCTAGCAACGGCGTTACAGTCCTGGCACTTATAAATCGTATTCGGTGCCGGTCGTTCTCTGCTCGGAGTCTCTGCGTGTTTTTCACTCGACGGAATAGGCCCGTCGCCAAGGCGATGAAACTTCGTCTTCTTATGCGCTTTTTTACACTCCGGACACGGAGGAGACATCAAGTTCGGATTCGTAGTGATCTTGCGAAAAACATTTCCGCAGGAGCATTTGAATGTCATCCGATACCGAGAAAGGTTAGCCATTATCCAACATCCTTATAGTAAATTGGCGAAGGTAAGATATCTTGGTGCGTCAGAGCATTTGTCCATTTTCCGTATATTTTCCATTTAAAATGGCTTAAAACCCGCGTCTTTCGCCAAAAAGCGCGTTCTCCTTCCTCCTCCGTATTCGCCGTAACAAAATACTGTTTTCCTGTTTGTTGTTCCACGGAAAGACGTTTCCAACCATTAGGCAAAACGCCCTCCTCCTCGGAAGCCTTTGTTACTTCTTCCGTCTGAATAGGCTCCGCTCTCTCTTCTACGAGCGTGTTGCCCATAAGAATATCGTCTATGTTTTCCGCAACAGAATCTTCTGCCGGAGTAAAGACGGGCGGGCGTCTTTTTTGTTCTTTGGTCATTTTATCCTCGCGTTAGTTAAAGCCTCTGTCTTGTAGCCACTGCTCTCTCGGAGATAAAGGTTCCTCGTGTTCCGCTTGCCGAGCGAGAAAGTTTATCACAATTTTGTCCACGAAGGCAGAGCCTTTAGTTTTTTCCTCTTCGTTCTCCATTCTCAGCACGGCATCGTAGCTTAAACCCTGGGCAATTAAACTTGGCCTAAACCATTCAATCCAGCCCATATTCGCTAGCGCCGCGCCGAAAACACGATCGTCCTTTGCCCGCCCGGGGGCAGCAATCTCGGAGCCGTCTTGTACCACCGTGAGCATCTCTTCAACAAGCGGCACGCTTCGTAAAAGCATCATTCCCGAAGAGTGGCTATCTTTAATTTGACACATCATGCGCCACTTTGCGTCGTGCGACGACATCCAACCTTTAGCATACCCAGCGCCGATTGAATCAGGTTTGTGATACAGATACCATCTTGCCGTATTCAGAAAGTCATCCCAGTCATAGTCTTTTCTAAGCGTATCTCGATACATGTCCGCGCGCATACGATCCCTTAAATGATCGAACTCCGTCATGATCGCCATGCCTGGCCCGCCCGTCAACTCGATGTTAATCATGCAGTTCTTATAGGCGCCTGCGAGATGCGCAAGAACCCAAGCAGCTTGCCTTGTGTCAACGTCGCTGTCTGCGAACTCCGCTACTTGCACTAACTTATCTGCAAAACAACGCCATACCGATACGCAGGTTCTATCCGCCCAGTCGTTACGTCCCCATGCCGGGTCGCAGCCGATAACGTACTGCGCATTTTCTATCGGATCTTCCCACACCCGAAGCTGTACTTCGTTGATACGCTCTCGTGTCAGAGCTTCCATAACTCCCGACTGAAAGTCGTTCCCTAGAATATACTTATACCCTTTAAACGCTATCGGATCCTCCGGGTTTTGAATGCGCTGTAAATCTTGCTGAAGAACTCTCGTTTGAAAAAACGAGAAACCGGTCATCACAAAAGCCTGGCCTTCCGTCCACGGTTGATTCTGATACAACGTATGGATGTCCACGTCGTCTTGTGCCGCGCGCCAACGATACCAAGCAAGCTGCTCGCGTGTTATAACGTGCCCGTACTGCTCAAACACCGCGTCGATAAGTTCTTTTTCTTCGCCACTCGGTTCTTCTGCGCCGTAAACTGAAAAACGCGGATCCGTATTTTTTATCCTGTTAAGATCCTTAGACCACCAACCCACAAAAACCGTAACGCAGGTATAGGGATCGTTCTTCGCGGCAATCCATAAATCCCGATAGTGATTAAAACCTTTCGCTGTCGATTCATAGATAACAAAACGATTAGGGTGGCTGCTCGCTAACGCCTCCCGAAAGCTGTCAAGACCTTCCTTGCTCCCGTAATTTGCAACCTCGGTACAATGACTGAAAACGTATCCCTGTCCTTCGCCCCACGTTTTTTTATTTCGCGTGCCCGCGACGAGAAGATCAAGACGAGATCCGTTACTGAACGTTAGAAAATTTCTATTGTCGTCAACGATCGTAAAACTTTTTCCAAAAAACGCTTTCGGAACACTCTCGATGTACCGCCGGATAGCTCTTCGATTGGCCTCTGCGTTTTTAGGCGTGTCCGAAACGAGTGCCCCGATAGTACCCTCGTACATCGCAAGCCAAAACACGTCAAAGACCAGAGACAACGTCGTGAGCCCGACTTGACGCGACTTCAAGCAGTAAAAAATTCTCTTGCCTTCATCGAGCCCTTTACAGACAGCTTCCAGAAACCTTTTCTGCGAGCCCCACAAAACAAGTTTAGACCCGCGTGCGTCCGCAGCAGCAACTTCTTTGCTATCTATGCGCAGCAAAGAGATGAACTTCGTGAATACCTCGAGCCAACGCTCAGATTTTTTTTCACTCGAAGGCATCAGTCTTTACCCCTTGCCAAGCGCTTTAAACCGTTCAAGAAAGAGATCTCACTCTTAAAACCCAAATGCTGCTCTGCCTTATGTGATTCCGCAGCCCACTTCTCCAGCGGCGCGCGTGAATCAAACTGCGCCTCTTCCCCTATCTTGAATACTCTCTTAGCATACTTTGCTATCT